CAAAAACTTTCTCCACTCTACCGCCATTTTATCTAAAATGTCTTTTCTCATATCTTCATTTCCCTGTTCCTTAGCAAATTTTAGTGTCAATCTTAAGATAAGCAAACTATACATAGGATTATTAGCCTTACTACCCTGATATTCTGAAAAATCAATAAATTCTGTAGCAGGTCCAGCCTTTACATTAATATCCGTTTCTGTCCAAACTTTTTTAAATACTTTAATTATAGAATTAATTAATTCGGGTAATCTTAAATTACCTTCTCCAGTAGTAAAATCATCCAATATTTCAAGTTCATGACTTGTCAAGGTTGTGAAATCAAAATTTTCCATCTTGTTAATTTGAGTTGCACTTCTGGGAGAGGACGACATGTTGTTATGCTTAGATATTATAACATATAAAATCATTTCAATTTTCTATTTTTTCTCTTTCTTTTTTTCCTGACAGTTTTTCTTTTCTTTCTTCGTGACTTTTTTTTAGTTCTTTTTTTTCTTTGTCGTCTTTTTCCTCCTTTATATTCATTATCACTATCACTATCTTCTAGTGCTTCTAATACTAAATCCATATCACTTTTTATTTCTGGTTTTACTAAACTATTTATGTATTCATCTACGTTTCCATTAAAATCATTTATAACTATATCTATAGGACTTTGTGTACTTAATAAACTTGCACTTTTACCATATTCGATTCCTCTTTTTTTTAATTTCCTTTTTATCTGTTTTCTTAGAGATATTGATATTTCATTTTTTTGCTTTTTTACTTTTTTTCTTTTCGTTTTCTTTTTTGGTGGATTTTTTGGCTTTTTCTTTTTCCTTCCTCCACCTTTTCTCTTTCCTCCGGCGGCGCCCAGGAACATATCCATATCCATATCTATATCTGCTTGTTTTGATTCTGGGTGTTTGGATTCTCCAGAGGACCCTATACCCACACCTAAACTAGTATCATCGTCACCATAACTTTCTTCACACTCCCATATTTTCATTAATTCATTAGAAGTTGGCTTATTAATTCCTACTACAACCCCATCAACCATTTCTACCTCAAATTCCCGCCCATGTAAATGTATTTCAGAGTCTTGTCCTCTATCTCCAATTGATGGAAAGAATTTCATTTTACCATTTTGATCTTCAGAAAATATACCTTCTATAGTTATGTATTTATTAAAACCCAACCTAATTTTAATGCAGCTATTTTCCTTGTATTCAGCAACAGAAGACGTTGAATCATCGTAGTTGATTTTAATTTTAACCATTATATCTATATAAAGAACAGATTTTATAAAATTGAAGCAAAATAAATGACAATAAACAAGTGATATTATATTATCTATAATTATGCCACGTGAAATGGACCTAGCAAAATGTGTTGCGTTGGGATTTAGAGAACTAATTGCGGAAGGAGACACACGAGAAATTGGAAAGTTTCTAGCTTATACTTCTGAGCGTATTATTGTTCCTGAATGGCTTAATGATATTTGTTGTATTAACACTAAACCTTCTTCTGATGATAATGAAGGACAACAGGAAAAATATGATCGTATTACTGATAATGGTCTTCGTATTCAAGTTAAGTTTAGAGGTGGAAAAAATAAAGCAACCAATCGACCTAAATTACATATGGAACAAACCAGACGTTCTACTGGTAAAAATGCGAATGCTGGTGCCGCAAATGGACAAGTTCGTTACGCTATTAATTCATTTGATGTAGCTCTTTTCGCTATTCCTGGAGATAATATTGCTGACCTAAATTGTTGGGAATTTATGGCTATTCCTATCGATGAGCTTGAAGATACAAAAAAACCAGGATATTGTCGCGCCTGTGTCCCTGCTAATGTTCAGGACAAATATAAGGGACGTGCTATTGAAGTTATGAAAAAAATGTATGAAGATAAATCAATATCAACTAATGAATAATTACAATTTTAATATACTCTCTTCAAATATTCTTTTACCATCTTCATTAATATCCATTAATAAATATTTTCTTTTTTGATTTATACAAGCTCTACCTAGTGTTCCTGAGCCAGCAAATATATCCATACATATATCTCCCTCATTTGAATAAAGTTTTACTATTCTTTCTAATAATTTTACTGGTTTTTGTGTAGCATAATCTAATTTTTCTTTCCTTTGAGTATTAGATATATCTGTCCATAAATCTCTTAATGGAATTCCTTCCATTTCATCTAAAAATCTTTTAATTCTTGGAACTCCTTTTTTATTATATGATAATCTATTATCATTGTGAAGATTTTCCATCTTTTCTTTAGTTACATACCATTGTTTATGATGACCATTCCACTCATATCTTAAATTCATTCTTGGATTAACATTTGGTTGTGAATTATGAATTGCAGTTGTTACATACTCTTTATTATGATATTCACATACTTTCACATTATTATTTTTTCTATAATCATCACCATACGGTTCATATTGTGGATTAAACCTTTGATTTTTACTTTTTGAATAAACTATTATTGTATCATGCCATCTATTTAGTTTTTTTTTATTTTTCGCATTTCCTCCTGTTTTCCAAATTATTTCATTAGTAAAATTATTATCCCCAAATATTTCATCGCATAATATTCGAAAATAATGTGATATTTTTGGTTCAATATGAATTATTACCGAACCTGTTTTTTTTAAAATTCTATGAACTTCTATTAATCTTACTTTTATGAAATGTATATATTCTTCCTTTGTTTTAAATTTATCATTAAAATTATAAAAGTTACGACCTGTATTATATGGTGGATCAAAATATATCATATCAATACTATTATCTTTATAATTTTTCAATAATTCTAAATTATTACCTACTGTATATATATTCATATTTATCAATAAATACTATTTATTAAAAAATATTTAAATCAATTTTCATCTTCTTCTCGTTCTTTTTTTGGATTTTTTAAGTTTTTTAAGTTTTTTAAATTTTTTAAATTTTTTAAATTTTTTTACAGTTTTATTTACAGACATTCTTTGTTTTACTACTTGGTCCAGTGTTATTTTTGGAACTATTGTAACTTGCTCTCTTTCTGTTCTTCTTGACATTATTACACCACCACCTTTCTTTATTTCTTTATTTTTTTCCTCCTTTTTTATTTTTCTCTCATTTTGATGACTCATTACTACTTCATCTAATCTACTATTATACCAATTTAATAAATCTTCCTTACTTTTTGTTGAACTAATTTTATCAGAAATTTTTGTTACTCCTTCTACCATCCCTTGTCCTTTTGTTGTTGATACTGCCTCTTTTATTAGTTCCTTTTTTTCAGTTTCATTTAAATTTTCAAAACCAGGTTTATTTTCAATTTCTGTTACTGTTTCTATCTCTTCCGTTTTTCCCTGAATTTCTTTTATTGCGTCTCCTACCTTTGTCAATTTATTATTATTTTCTATATATTCTAACATCTCTTCTTCTAATTTTTTATATTCTTCATCATTTTTAATTATTCTACCATTTGTTCCTAATATTGGATGATGAACATTAGACCCTAAATTATTCTCATCATTATCTATTTCATTCAAAAATTTTTTTGCCTTTAACATTAATTTTTGAATTTTACCACCTGCCTTTTTATATTCTGAAAATAATAATTTAATCATAGAAATTAATCCTCTATTTTCTCTTTTTCTCAAAAAAGCAAATGGTAATGTAATTTCTAATATTTTATCTTTATTTTGTCTTTGTTTTTTATTTCTTATAAGATTATCTAATATATTGAATTGTTTTTCATATTCTTCATCTGTTATTTCTCTATTTTCTGATTCTGCTATTTTTTGTATTTTTTTTATATCATCTGGAGGATCAATATCTAAAGCTAAAATTAGGTTTAAAGTTGTATTATATTTTGCTATACGGTTCGCTTTCTTTTTTGTGCTTTTTTGAGATTTTTTTCTAATCTTTGGAGGAGATATTTGATATTTGACTTTCGCAAATTTTATTTTATTTCCATCTATTGTTTTTTCCATTATATCCAATACCTGTCCTGTTGGAATATAAGCTTTTTCTTCTTCATTTGACAACATTAATCCACATTTTTCTTTAACTTTTAAATCTCTTGGTTGATATTTTTTACGTATGTCATTTAATGCTTCTATTAATCTTGTTGCTTTTAATACTTGTTCTTCATTATATTTATCACCTTCATTTATTTCTATTCTTCTTAAATCATTTAATGTTTTTTCACTACTTTGTTTCATATCTTCCAGAAGTTTATCATTTTTTTTAAATGATTTCGCAAGCATTCTATAACTTATTCCTGATGTAATAAGCATTACTACTGGGACTATTATAGCACATACTACACTCGCAATACAAGCAGCACCTGCTGCTGTTGCCGCACCAGCATATCCTGCGTATACTCCTGATTTTCCTATTATCTTTACTCCCTTTTGAGCAAATTTTAATGCTCTTTTTTTTCCTTTATTTCCTAGATTATTTACTCTACATTCCCCTATTTCATAATCATAAATTTCATCTTTAGTACAACAAAATTCATCTCCTACTCCACGAGACTCACCATATCCTCCTTTACAATTCTCATTATATAATATTGGTTTCTCACAATATCCTCGATATGGCACTTTTGGTATTCCATCATTATTTAAAGGACAACAAAAATTTGTTTTTCCATCTCCCGTTATTGTTTTTTCCAATTTATATTCTTTTACTAATTCATCATCTTCTAATATAGTTGAATCATTCCAACACCAATTATTTGGACTACCTTTTTCTGGATTTTTTACTAATGTAAAATGTCCTTTATATTTTTTATCATTTTTTTTATTTCTATAACTAAAAGGATACATAATATGATTATTTAATTGAACCCTATTTGGACCTCCTTTTGCTCTTTTCATAGAAGAATTATAATTTATTTCTCCTTTTTTTTGATTTTTACTTATTTTTTTCTTTCTTGTTTTATTAGACATATATATATATTATCTGATATTTTATAAAATTGAATTAAATAATCATACTACCATTTATATAAACGATGGAGTATTTATATAATCGATATAGTTGTTCTAAAGAAACTTTAAAACAAACATTAAATAAATATGGTGTTGCTATTATACCAAATGTATTGAACGAAAAGGAATGTCGAGATATGGTCTCAGGACAATGGAACTTCTTTGAACATATTACACAAGATTGGCAAGTACCTATTGATAGAAATAATGATAA